AATATTATAACGGATGGCCGCCACGTGTCCCTTGAGCCTTAAAGAACTTCTTACTATATATTGTCCCCTTTACACCGATTCATATAGACTTTTGAACGAGAGCTCAATCGGGGTACACCCTCTTATTTACAACAATGCCACCACCAAAGCGTTTTAAAATAAACGCTAAGAATTTTTTCCTTACATACCCACAATGTTCAATTGGGAAAGAGAGTGCAATTGAACAACTTCAAACACTACAAACCCCAATCAACAAAAAATATATCAGAGTCTGCAGAGAACTTCACGAGAATGGGGAACCACATCTGCATGCCCTCATTCAGTTCGAAGGGAAGTTCCAATGCACGAATTGCAGATTGTTCGACCTCAAACATCCACACACCTCTTCCGTCTCCCATCCCAATATACAGAGTGCAAAGTCATCATCTGATGTCAAGTCCTACATCGAGAAGGACGGTGATTACGTCGAATGGGGTCATTTTCAAATCGACGGAAGATCTGCTAGAGGAGGTCAGCAGACAATTAATGATGCAGCATCGGAGGCATTAAATGCTTCTTCAAAGGAAGAAGCCATGCAAATTATCAAAGAGAAACTACCAGAGAAGTTTCTCTTCCAGTATCACAACTTATGCAGTAACCTGGATAGGATATTCAAAAGCCTCCGGAACCATGGTCTTCTCCGTTTCAACTGTCCTCATTCACTAACGTCCCAAAGCAGATGCAAGACTGGGCAGATGATTATTTCGGAAGAGATGCCGCTGCGCGGCCGGAGAGACCTATTAGTATCATCATCGAGGGTGATTCTCGAACAGGGGAAGACAATGTGGGCACGTGCGTTAGGGACCCACAATTATTTGAGCGGGCACTTAGATTTCAATTCAAGGGTCTATTCCAATAATGCAGAGTATAACGTCATTGATGACATCGCACCGCAATATCTAAAGCTAAAGCACTGGAAAGAATTGATAGGTGCCCAAAAAGACTGGCAATCAAACTGCAAATACGGAAAGCCAGTTCAAATTAAAGGAGGGGTTCCTTGCATCATACTTTGCAATGCTGGCGAAGGGGCCAGCTATAAATCTTTCCTCGACAGAGAGGAAAATGCAAGTTTAAAAAACTGGACGCTGCATAATGCGAAATTCGTCTTCCTCAGCTCTCCCCTCTATCAAAGTTCAACACAGAGCAGCGAAGAAACGAGCAATCAGACGACGTCGCATTGATATAGAGTGCGGTTGCTCAATTTACGTCCACATTAACTGCGCTGGCCATGGATTCACGCACAGGGGAACTCATCACTGCACATCAGGCAGAGAATGGCGTCTATATTTGGGAGATATCAAATCCCCTCTATTTCAAGATAAACAAAGTCGAGGATCCTCTATACACGAGGACCAGAATATACCACATCCAGATCAGGTTCAACCACAACCTGAGGAACAAACTGGATCTTCACAAGGCATTCTTCAATTTCCAAGTCTGGACGACATCGATTCAAGCTTCTGGGACGACTTATTTAAATAGATTCAAGTATTTAGTTTCATTGTATCTAGATCGTTTAGGCGTGATTTCCATTAACAATGTAATCAGAGCTGTTCGTTTTGCAACGAACAAAACATATGTACATGAGGTATTAGACAATCATATAATAAAATTCAAAATTTATTAATTTGATATCGAATCATAAAAATAGATCCGAATTTTCAGAGTAGCATACACAGGATTAGAGGCATGAGTACATGCCATATACAATAATAATGCATTCTGCGTATGATTCTCATATTTCCCAGCTTCCTGATGATTATAGACGACATGGGTATTGTCCGTCCAAAAACGCTTAACCAATGCCTGCTCGTTGCTAGCATACTGTCCACCAGTCACCTTTGCATAAAATTTATGCAGAACTTGGAAACGATCACGAAGATCGATCTTCACAGTAGCAGTACTGGGCTCATTGTCAAACATATTAAAAACTTGACCAAAATCCATAGGAGTACCATACGGTCTACAGTCTCTAACTAACCAAAACATAGCACTATTAGTATGGTTCTTCAACTTGATATTCTCGTCCATCCACACCTTACCTAAAATATAAACAGACTTAACACAAAAACGTCTTCCAACACGATGCGTAATACCACCACCACGTGTCACGTCAGATAGACAAATAACCTTCCCAATATGGGAAACATCATGTTTCTGTTCAAAACTCTGAACCTTACAAGGCCCTTCACAACCTCTGGGAACATCGCGGGATCTGTACATCCGATATATCCTGGGCTTCCTATACATGGGCCTATTCATCCATTCAGCGGCCTTGTTGTATTTTGGGCCTCCACCTGAACGAGGAGAAAAATTGTTAGTGCGGGAAACCTTAGAGGTTCCCGACATGTGGCGCCATGGGGCATCCCGCTTGACCATTTTGAATAAGTCATTTGTCACAATTTGAATTTAAATTTATAGACGTTATTGACCAACTTGGAGACCAAGTTGTCACAAATACCTAAGCTCGTCAGAAACAATATCATTGGACATAACAAAATCACTTTACTTTAATTCAAAATAAAGAGCAGTCCAATAGGCCCAAAATGAGGCCCAAATTGAGTTGTACCCCAAAATCGGGCGGCCATCCGGT